AGAGTTCACTTCTTGTATAATTGACTTTTGGAAGTGATGATGAATTCCATTCATCTTCAGTCATGTTTTGTCTTAAATTACTCATATCTTTATTTATTTAGGTTCGTGATGATCTTGTGGTAATGATAATTTTGCAATTGATTGTTTATCCATTATATTAATAATATCTATTAAACTATATAGTTCCATATTATTTCCATCCATTCCAACATCCATTGCTTTACCATTTGATATTTTTTTATCTGGAGGTAAATGAACGTGGCCATGTAAATGTATAGTACCTTTATTCATATTATTCCAACTTGCTATTGGATAATGCATTAGTATAAATCTATAATCATTTATTTCAAGATCTAAGTATTCATGTACTGAACTAAATAAACTTCGAATATTGCTTTTATTTCTTTTAATATGATGATCATGATTACCTAAGATTAAGTGAATGTTCTTACATACAATTCTGTTACGGAAATCCTCTATCATTTCAAAACCACCAAATGACCAATCTCCTAAATGAAATAAAATATCATCCTCCATAACATTTAAGTTAATAGAGTTAACAATTACATTGTTCATTTCTTCTAATGAATCATAATCCCTAGTTCTTTCACTTTCACCTTCAGACCAGTTACTTACACCCCTACAAATATTTTTATGTTGGTAGTGGGTGTCTGATGTAAACCATATCTTTTGTCCTTGTTCTTGTTTTATCTTCATTACCTTAATTTATTTATACCTAAATATAACATCAGTGTTTGGATGAGCCAAACATTTACTCATAACTTTCTCTATCTATTTTAATAACATATGGAAATCTAGGTACTCCATCAGGTGTTAAATTAAAATACTTTACTGTGGCTGTTTTACCTATTAAATTCTTTCTATCATTCCACATTTTAATACATTCTTCCCAATTAAATTTAGGTGAAGAATTATATATTTTACCTTCTTTAGTTTTAAATACAAATGACCCAACCATACCTGTTTTATTACCACCACCTTCTTCAACATCAAGTATAATATATTCTTCATCTATAAATGATTTATGTTTAAGTAATGATTTAGAACGTTTGTTTTCATATTTACTATCTAAACGTATCATTTGACCTTCATATCCTGCTGACATATAGTCTTCATAATAAGCATTTACATCATTTAAATTATCCAATTGTTCTGTTTTAACCAAAATACAACATTTAGGTAAAGACATATTTGTTAGTTCTTTATATCTTTTTACAAATGTATCATTATTTGATGGTAAATCATATATATGGTATTGTATTTTAATACGTGATTCATTTAAATCTTCAGATGTTGGTTTTGTTTTTTTAACTAATGAACAAATAGCATTAAAATCATTTGCAAATTTATCAGCATATAATTCTCCATCAAATATTAAACTTGAATCTTTATCAAATAATGATTTCATTGATTCAAAAATGTGAGGTGCAGATACAATTTTCTTACCATTTCTACTCCACATACCATCTTTTTTAACAATACATCTAATACCATCTAATTTTGGCTGAGAGAAAACTGGAAATTTAATTTTACTCATTTGATCTTCCCATTTGTGGGCTAACATTGGTTCAAAATGAATTTCATTATCAATATCTTTAATATTTTCAAATGAACCTGTTTCTTTTTTCTTACGATGAATTGCTGTTGCTTCTTTAAGTGCCTGTTCTTCAGCTGTACAATATGATTTAGCTTTACACAATGTCCATTGTGAAGTTGTTTTAATACCGTCTGTGAATCCAGTTATTGTTCTGTATTTATCACCTTCTATTTCAATGATAAACTCATTAATTTTACCTTTAACTGATCGCGAATACAATGTTTTTAATTCCATAACCTTTATTTTTTACTTATACATAAATATAACATTGGCTCCCGGAGGAGCCAAACATTCATGGAAAATAAGTACTACTTCTTACCCTTAGGTTTTTTAGGTGCAGTCTTAACAACTTTTTTAGGGGTTGAATTAGTAGGTTTTTTAGGTGTTGGAACAATGATTTCTTCAATTGTTTCCTCAAAATCTTCCACTATTTTTCCAAAACCAAATTTAGTTAATAATAATTTAAGTGTTTTAATTATTTTCATATTTCTATTTATTATACATATTAAATGCCTTCTTCCTCAAATATTTTAAATACTTTCTTACTTATAGTTTTATAGTTCATACTAAAAGTATTTGGCATAATGCCCAATAATCGTTGGTTTAAATATGGAGAATTTGAAGGTGTGCACCATCTGCGAGAATGTAACATATAGTTATAAAATTGAACATACGCATTAGCTCTTTTAACATACAAATCAATATCAATTTTTAAATTAAATTGTTTGATTATTTTAACACTACGTTTTTCATTATCTAACTCTAAATCACGACATAATGCTAAATGTTTTTTTATAACATATATATTTTCTCCTGCTAACCATTTTTCTACTTTACTATGACTTTTATTTATATCACACTCAGTCCATAATGGTAATTTATCTTTCCATTGAGTTAAATGACTATATTCATGAACTAATGTTGATAAAAAATCAGGACTATTCATAGCTACAGCAAGTGTATAACCATCAAAATATCCTGAACATAATGAATTTCCAGGTAATCTTATAGATTGAGTATTTTTAAGAATACATTTAACATTATGTTTTTCACATTCCTGTTTAACATGTTTAATGAATTCCTTTTGGTTCATGAAGTTTTAATTAGTCATAAATATAATAACAACTCCAGACATTATAAATACAATTAAACCCATTATATCACCAAAATTAGATGGTTTTACCATTTTAATAGGTGGTCTACTTATTAAGCTATCAACAGAGTTTGTAAGTAATTTTATACTATCTGTTTTTATATCTATAATTTGATTTTTACTAATAAAGACTTGGTTCATTTTAACTGCTTGTTTAGCAGTCATAATTACAACTGAGTCACCATTAATGATTGTCTGTTTCGGGTACTGCGAGTAAATCAAACTTGGAAGCATTATTAGGCTTAGTAATAATATTAAGTTCTTTTTGAGTTTGGATAAGTTCATGTTGTGTTTCATTTAATACTTGTTTAGTTTCAACTAACTCAGTTTTTAATTGAGTATTTGTTTCTTTTAATGTAACAATTGATGTAACTATATTCTTTACTTCTTTTACTTGTTTTTCATTTGCGTCCTGAACAACCATTCCAGATTTAATTAGTCGTTTAGAGCTTCTTTCAAGTATGTTTGATAATGATGTATCTGAATTTATAATATCTTTTTCTGTATTAGTAGATTTATTTGTGCAACCAATCATAATAATACTAAGGAATACAAGTATTTTCATATTATTTTATTTGTCCTAAATTTGTTAGTATTTCTAGTTTAGTTATTGCTACCGCGAAAGCACTATCACTACGTTTAAGTTGAGTTGATAAAAAATCAACTTTAGTTTCTAATACTTCTATTTTAGTTTCATGTTTTGAAATCTGATTAGTGTAATTAAATTTACCATCAGCATATAAATAACCAATAGCAATAATTACAATAAATAATAGTCCTTTTACTGGATCTTTTGAAAATTGTTCAAATGATATAGGTAAAGCAGCTTTTGATGTTATATTACCTATAGCACTTTCTGCGGGTTTAGTAGCTTTTCTCATTATCCTTCTGTATTATCTTCTTTTTTATGTTTAGTAAACTTATCTATAGTATCTGCACCCATTCCAATAGTAGTAATTATCATTACTGCATTTACTAAATCAGGGGATGGTGAAAAATCAGCATGTGAAAATGAGTTTACACACATAGTACCACATAAAAATAAAGCACCAACAAAAGCAATAACCGGTTTGATTGAGGTAGATCCTCTTTCATCTTTAAATAGATCGATAATCCATTGTTTAAAATTCATAATATTAAGTTAATTAGGGTTCAATAATACATATTCAAAGAAAAAACAAAAAAAGCCTAACCGAAGTTAAGCTTAATTTTAATGAATTAATGTACTTATAATAGTCACTAAACCATATATTACTAATATACCAAATATTATTATTCTTATAGTTGTGTTTGTTTTGTCACTCATTTTTATAATTTACCAAAACTTAAGTTTCTTAAATCCTTTGTCTACTTGTTTACCAGCGTTATTTAAAGCATCTTGAGCTTCTCTAGCTTTTCTATCTATTTCTTCCTGTGCTGCTCTAGCTTGTCTATCTAATTCATCTTGAGCTGCTCTAGCTTGTCTTTCAGTTTCTCTTTGAGTTGCTTCAGCTGCTTTCTTTGTTGCTTCTGCTGCTTTTTTAGTTTCAATTTCAGCTTGACGTGATTTTTCTTCAGCTAATGCTTTTGTTTGTGCTGCGGCTTTTTCTGATGCTTCTTTTGCTAATCTAGCATCTTCAGCTATTTGGTTTGTATCAACACTTACACTTAAATCAACTTCAACACCTAATAAAACAGCTACATCTCCACTAACACCAACTGTCACAACACCATCTGTAAAAGTAGCTTCACCTCCACCACCAATAGCAACTTGTTCTCCAACTGATACACCTGCACCTGCTGTAACTGAACCTTCTCTTAAATCAACTGTTCCTTCTCCATCTACTCCAACAGATGAACCTGCTGATAAACTTCCATTTGCTACTACTCCTTCATCACCTGCTCTTACTTCAAGACTAGCTTCGTTTCCTGTTTTAGCATAAGCATCTACTGTTCCACTAACTCCAAATCCTTCAGCATTAGCTTGACCTTCTACTGTAATATGAGCTTCGGTTGTGTCTGAATAATTTGCTTCTACATAAACGTTATTACCGTCTAATCCACCTTCTACTGAAGCTTCTGTTCCTGTTTTAGCAGATACTTCAATACCTACTGAGGCGTTTTCATCTCCTGTTTTTACTCCTGCTGAAGCAGTAGTTGTGTTATCAAATGATGCTCCACCTGAAGTTCCATCTGAATGTGATTCAGCTGTTTGGTTTGTTTCTAAACTTGTGTTTGTTTTTATTGTCATGTTTTAATTAAATTATTTCTGCGTTATATGAAATGGTATAATTTCCACCTTCATTATTAGGAAGAAGATAAACACCAAGAATATTATTTTTATATGATGTATTTGCACTAGTCCAAAGTGTTTGACTAAGTGGGAACTTTAATTTCTTCCAATTAGCTTCACCAAATGTACCATCTTCATTTCTTGAGATATTAACAAAAGCTGCTCCTAATCCTCCGAAAGATTCAATATCCACAACATCACTTGGTAAATTGTAACCACCAAAACCATCACTTGTAATACCTTCAAAATGTGTAATTATGTTAGCAATATCTAAACCAAGATGTTGGTAGAATTTCCAGTTGGTAGTTTCTTTTGTGGCTGAATCCCAATCAACTATAAATGCTTGACTTAATTTAGTTGGACCTTCAAATGTACATCCACCTGCTAAAGTATAGCTAGTTCCACCATTATACCATACTCCATAAAGTGTAGTACTATAAGCTCCATCTGCTTTAATTTCTAAGAATTCCTTAGTGTTAATATTATATATAAAAGCATAAGCATTAGAGTACTCTGTATCATAATTACCTACAGCATGACCACCCATAATACTATGAACAAATGTCATCTTAGCATCTGTATTAGCAGAAACTTGTTCCCATGTTCCAGTTCCATCTGATGGTCCTTCATAGAAAAATCCTAAAGTTCTACTATCACCTTCTAATTTATATGATCCAACTATTTGAACTCCATTCTCTGAGTTATTTGGACCGTAACAAGAGGTATTAATTACATTGTCACCTGGAAACATCAACTTGTTCCATTTACCTTCATCACCATTGAAATTTAATGGTCCTTCGTAAAGTAATCCATATGTTAATGTTGAGCTTTCTACTAAGCTTCCAGCTATGTAGACTTTACCAGAATCTTCAACACCTCTTATTCCTTGAATAAAAGTGTTTCCTTTTTCCTGACAGTTAAAATTTGTGTAGTTAACTTTTTTCATTTATTTTATTTTGATTTTAATTCAGCAATTGCGTCTTCAACGTATTTATCTCTTTGATCTTGAAGATATTTTATTCTTTCTAAAAGAATTACTTTATCTTCTTTAGTAGTATTTTCAATATATAATTCTTTTTCTTCATATAACTTTTGCCAGTATGCTACTCGTTCTTCCATCATTTTACCTTGATACCAAATAACACCAGTCATAATTAAAATGGTAAATGATTGTTCTTTTAATTTACTAAAAAATGTATCTGTAATGTTATTCATTTTAAGTATTATTATTAATCCAGTTAAATAAAGGTTTCATTATTAATTTTCTAATAATTTCCCATATTATTATAGTCCATAATATTTGTTCTATCATATTAATTTGGCATAAATATCACCTTCTCCCCAAGCAATCAACTTATATAGCCCAGGATGTGAAAATTCATCTATAATATTAAAATCAACTTCTTTCCCATCCCAATCAACTGAATAATCTCCATATTGATTTATAGTTTTAATATCATCAGGGTGTAATGAAAGCAGAGTAAATTTTGTATCTTCAGGTAAATAAGGCTGGCACCAAATGTACCAACCATTTGTTGTTAAAACTAATTTACCTTTCATTTAGAATTTTGATATTTCTTCAATCTCATCTTCTAACTTAGCAATAGTTAATGCTTTTAATAAAGATATTACTACCCACATTAAAGTGGTTAATATCCAAGAATTAAATGGTGTGGATATTAAAGCTAAGATACATGTTAGTATCATTATAAGGTGCATAGATATATCTATAATTTTCATTGTTTTATTCATATTATTTAATTATGTAAGAAAGATTTAATGGTTGTGCTGGAAGTCTACAAAATCCTATATCATGGTTTGTCACTCTACTTAAAATATTATACATTGTATCTCTTATAACAATATCTTGATATTCAGACATTATTATTCCATCTTCAACTCGAATATTTAAAGTATCACCTACTTTACCAACAACACATCTTGTACTGAATATTGGATCACCATTTCCATTAACTGATAGTAAAAATAAACTATCTTTTTGGTTGTTATTTAACCACATAGTTGTGGTATTTGAACCTGCTACTCTTGTTTCAATATCTAATATTCGGGTACTAGATTCAGTTGGTGTATTATTTATTAATACTTCTTCTTTTTTTGTGCAACTCCCAAAACTAACCATAGTTAATAAGAGTAATAAATTGATTTTTTTCATTTTTGTTTATTTATTTAGTTTATCGTATTTTTCTTTAAATTGATTTAATACTTCGATTAGATCATCAATATTATCAAATGCCCATCTCTCTGTATCCATAACAAAAAAATCACCACCTCCTCCATCTTCAGTATGAATATGTAGAAATTGACCTAAATCACTATTCTCCATACAATCATTATCTTGAGCGAATGTTACTTTTAATGTTTGAGTTAATATTGATGCTTTTTCGTTTCCCATTAGTATAATGATTTACTTATTTCTCCTAATGATATTCTAATATTCGCTGCTATTTCATTATATGAATATGCTTTATTTGGTTTAACAGTACGAACAGCTGGTCCATTAGGAAATGCTTCTTTAATAGTATTGCTGGCCTGTTTTAATTCTTCTGAAGTGCAATTAGGCATTATATTTGTTTCGTAGTATTTCATAACTATTATTTTTTTAAATGTTCAATTTGTGTTAAATAATCCATTACCTCACTCTCACTTAAATGACCTAATACATCATTTGTGATTGGAGTATCATAACAAATGTCCCATTCATCATCTTCATCATACTTAGTTATAGCTATTTCCCATAATCCTATTCTTCCACCATATGAATAATCATGTTGAACAATTGATGCTCCATATCCATTATCTGCTTTGAATATGTACTGTATTCCATTATTAACGGATCTACTTGGTAATTCTTTAAAATTTATCATAACTTTTATTTATTTTTATTATACTTAAATATAACATCACTACTTGGATAAGCCAAACCAATTTTTACATTTCAAATACTCTTGGTTTATTATCTGGATAATAGTTTGTAGTACAAACACTAGCATTAATAAAAGTAGTATGTGGAGCGTTTTTAATACCATATCCTTCATGAATATGTCCAAATACATTTAATTTAGGTTTAACTTCTTCAATTCTGTATAATAAATCAATACAACCAACATTAACCCGATCTCTTAAAACAAAATCTAATACAGTTGCAGGTGGACCATGAGTAATAAGAACATCAGTATCATTTGGTATTAATGCCCATTTTTCTGCTAACTTAGGACCTCTAGGTAAATTAAATGCCCATTGGTGAAATTCAGGTTGCCATGGTGTACCATAAAACTTAATTCCATCAATTACTATTTCTGAGTCTTCTAAGTAATGAACATTAGAAGGTAAACCATCAATTTCTTTTAATAACCACTCATATTTGTTTTCAAATGATAAATCATGATTACCTGCTATGAATATTATATGTTTAAATTTTTCTGATTGAGTTTCTAACCAATAGAAAAAATCAATCACTTCATTACCTCTTCCTCTAGAAGTAAAGTCTCCAGCATGGATTAAAATATCACCTTCAGGTAATTCTACTCTACGATGATGAGTGTGTGTATCAGATATTGTTACTATTTTAGTCATTATTTGTTAAAGTTAATTCTTCTATTAATTCAGATATGTTCATTTCTGGAACTTCTCTAAAACGTTTTATATCAAATGTTGGTTCAAATACTCCGTCTAGATTAGGTAAAAATATAGGTTCATTAGTTAATTCTTCTAATAATAACCCAATTTTATTTACTTTAGTATACTCTTGAATCGCTCTAATTGTATACATTTTTCCTTGTTTAGGTCTATTATTTATTAATTCAATTGCTTTAGCGTCAAATGAACCATTAACACATTCTACTATACTTCCTACTTCCATATTATTTTTTATTTAATATAACATCATAGTTTTGATAGACCAAACTAGTCCCACCATCCTTCAATATTCTCTTCCATTATTTTAAATAATAATTTTCTTGCTCTATTATGATTATAATGACCCATATTCATAGCAATTCTTTTATCTATTTCAGATTCATTATCTGCTAAATCAATATTAAAGATCTGTAATTTTTCATCAGTTAAAACTTTCTTATATACTAATGGATATTTTTTAAAGTATTCATTAAATCGTTGTGATATAATATCCATGTTTAATGTACTATAACCTGGTTTATCAGGTACATCTATAAATTCCCATTTTGTTTCATGATAATCCATATACTCACCTGAATAATACTCATCCGCAACTTTATCAATCAAATCCACACATATTCTTATACGTTTAGCATCTAACGCTGCTCTAGTATGTCGGTCATTATCACCAATGTATTTAGCTTGATTTTTTAGTTTAAACTTAAGTATATCAAAAATATAATGTTTATCATAATCTTGATCATTCCAAATAACAGGAAACCATCTATATAAATTTTTAAATTTTCTATAAATGTATCTGGTTCTCCAACCAATTAAATCCCAATATATATCGTATATTTTATCTTTCATATTTTTATTTTTTAAAAAATTATTAAATCACCATGAATATTATCATATTCATCATCCCAATCTATAAATTCATCTTCCATAATTAATCTAACCAAATTTTTTCTAATTTTGAAAAATGAACATGTTGTAATGTATCAAATTTTTCTACTCCTGATAATGGTTTAGCATCATCAAAATTATCTGAGAATACTGGCTTACCAGCGATTAACCCCATCCATACTTGAGCTTCATCGTTCATCACAATAAACTCTTTAATTGGTGTAGATAATCTATTTGGTCTACGTTTGCGTCTTACTTTCATTATTCTGGTAATAAACCTGCATTTTCAATTGTACACCAAACACGTTCATACCAAACTCCCATTTTAGTACCTTCAAGTAAATCTCTATCTCTCATTCCAGCAAGTGAATTTTTTGATAATATAACTAAACACCAATCAAGTGTTTCATCTGCTTCTGTAATTTTTCCTTCTGTAATCAATGCTTTTGCTTGATTAAATAATTTTGTAATTGATAATCTTTTTTTCATAACCTTAATTTTTAACAATAAAAAAGGCCCCGAAATAAATCGGGGCCTGTGAACCCTAATTAAGCAGATGCTTTCTGTGAATTTTTAATTCTACGAGAAGCCATTTTATAAGCTGCGTTAATGATTTCAGCATTACGTCTACGTCCTGCAAGAACATTACTAATGTGACTTTGTGAAAAATCACCTCCAAATTGTTCTGTTAGGCGGGCGTTGTCTGTTTTACGTCTACGAGCATTATAAGATGCTAACTTAGCCGTTACGTTTAGTTTTTTGTTACTCATAACTTTAATTTAATTTATTATTGTGATATTAATATAACATCCTATTTATCAGAGGCCAAACTATCCTTAAATTTTCTTCTAGAATAATTTTTTCCACTTGGCTTAACTTTAGAGATCATTCTTCTCCTAATTAATTGAGCCAAGTGACGGCTGTTATATCCATCTATTTTATCTTCTGCTTTCATACTATTCTTAATTCTTTTGCTCTTTGATAGTTTATAACTTTACCATTATCCGGATGGATGTATTTTCGTTTTGTTTTTGGTAACAATTCTTGTACCTGTTCAAATGATTTAGTTCCTTTAGGATATTCAATGGTGGTTTCATATGGATTGTATTTACTTTTAGTAAGATCATACTTCCAAATCTGTTTAGTTCCATCTTCATCTATATAAACTCTTTCAAATTTATCAGATTGTGGTTTCACTTCAGTTAATATTGTTTTTGGTCTACCTCTACTCATATCGTTATTTATTTATACTTAAATATAACATCAATGATTGGGTAGGCCAAACCAATTATCGTCCTTGTCCTACGTAAGATTTAACGTAGTTTTTACTATTTTTACTTTTTGATGAGTTTTTCTTACTAGAGATGCCTTTTCGTTTACGTTTAGCTGATTCTTTGAAAAGTTTAGTACCTGATGAGGTAGGTTTTGCTTTTGCCATTATGTATTTAGTTGTTTAATTGTTTCTTGAATTAATTGACAACCTTCATAATCTTCCATTTTTTCAAATGCTGGCAAGTTATGTATTAATGTATCAAGGAAATTTTTCCTCTCAAGTGTTAGATCAAATATTGAGTTATCTTCTTCACAGAAAATACTTATAACATGAACATGTTTTTTCTTAGTGTTTAAATTTTTGATTATACTTTCAACAATGGATTTAGAAATTTCATAACTTCCATGCTCCATTACTTTAGATAACTCTTCATTATTCTTAACTGAAAATTCCTTTGCCATATTAAAATAAATCTAAAAATTTTTTGTTTACTCTTTTATCTTTTAACCTATTAAGTTTATCATCATTTTTAAGCATTTTGGTAGCTAGTTTTTCTAACTGCCTATGTTTAGCTGTTTCAAAATCAGTGACAACATCAATATGTTTCTTCTTCTTCATTTAATATAAATATTATATTCTGCTTATAAATTCATGACCATCATCTGATTCTGTTGGTTTTGATAGTCCTAATTCTTGTAAACGTTTTTCAGTATAATCATCTAATTCCCAATCAATTTCACTCTTAAATACAGTGACATGATCTTCTAATCCTAGTAACTGTTTTTCATCAAACAAATTGCCAATTTGCATAAAATAACAATTATAACAAAGTAATCTTAAGTTGGGTTGTTTATAGTTTTTCTTATTTTTATCTAGAAAATCAAGTATTAGAGGCATTTTATAATCATGAACTCGACGCTCACCATACCCACAACAATAACATTCTTCCTTTAAGTAACCTTCCTTAACTAAACGACTACGAATTTTCTCAGGTTTAAAATTAGTCATTGGAACTCTACCTTCAATTATATCTAGTAAAGCTGGTTCTTTTCTTGAGTTGTTTAAGAACTTTGGAATACCTCTACCACATTGATTTTTATGTGCTTCAAATAGAGTAACATTATCCTCATTTTTATATAAAAGAGCATAACGTTTAAAATGCATCCAACTAACACTTAAGTAACGTGCTGCTGCTTTATTACTTTTAGTGTTACGCATGGCGCGTAATATATCTTCTTTAGTTAGTGGTTTAGGAAGCATTATCTGTTTCTTCAGCTATATCAATTTCTGGTGCTACATAGTCAGGATCAGTATTTTCATGATCCAAATAATCTAATGCTGCTTGTCCGTTTATTGTTTTGCGGTGAGTATTTTCTGAATGGAGATAATTTCTGTATTGAGATTCTTCCATTATAACTATTTCATTATATGTGTGATCTCCTTCTCCAAAAAGAATATTAACTCCTTTTTTTCTACCTGTATTTGAACATTTAACACATGTTCTAGTATTAGGTAAAATTTCTAATCGTTTTGGGTGGATATTTTCTCCACATTGTATGCAAGGTGTATTTACCATTTGTTTTTTGTTTATAACCATAATTATTCGTAACCTATTTATTCTTCACCTTCTTCATCTTCTTCTTCACCATCATCTATTTCAAATTCAAATATGTCTATTGTCTTTAAGAATTGAAATAAATCTTTAGGTGTTTTTAATATATATTCTTTACTATCTCTAGGATCTATAAGAGTATATGTTGAACCGTCTTCTTTTTTACTTTCATATATATACCAATGAATAATATCAGCTTTACCTTTACCAAACATCATTATTGATAAATTATCTAAAGCATCATATAATAATCCATCATATCCCTCAAGTAATACTCCATATTGTGTTAGTAATATATTTTGTACAGCCCATGCTTTCTCCCATTTCTCAATTATCTCAATAAACATTTGTTCATTAAGTTCAGGTTCATCACCTACTAAATCAATTTTAACACCTAATATACTAGTGAATAAATTATTTAAGTTTTCTTTATTAGTCATGTTTAAAAACTTTATATATTTTTAAAAACGCATCTGGTGGGAGGTGTTTGATTGTTGAGAAAAAGACAATAGCATCATAAAGAGATTCAAATTCTTTAGTATCAATAGGTTCATTTGTATTGTCTTCAATACGAGAAAAACTATATTTTTTCATAACTTTTTTATTAATTTATCTATTTCTTTACAAACTAAGTAATTTTCATGTTTAATATGAAACTGAATCATATTCTCTAATATTTGTTTATAATCAGCTTTATTTATAATAAGCATATGATTAAAATTAACAATATTAAGTACTTTAGCTTCAGGTTGTTTTGTTTTTATAGCATACTTCATAGCTTCTAATACTTCATTAAATACAAATGTATTAAAATCAACAGAATCCCTTAAAACTTCTAATTCTTCCTGTTCATTTAGAATTAATTCTATATTAATAGGTTTACGTACTGTTTTAGTTCTTGCCATGATGTAAATATAATAAAAGATTATTGATAAGCCAAACTTATTTATTATAAATATTTGAGATTAGTTTCTGAGTTATGTTGAATATATTTTCCCCACTTATACTTAGCGTATTCATGACAATTAGCTTCATATTGTTTTGATTGTTCAATTTTTTCAGGTGTTTTTGTACTAACTGAAACAAAATGATAAAACTGGCAACTATATGTTCTGATCATTTCAAATCCATTCATCTGACATTTCATAAAAAACTCCCAATCTGCAACAAAACCGGATGGTGATGGATAATCTTCACCAAACCCACCTACTTTAAGAAAATCAAATTTATTCATGAATATTGGAAATGTACTTCCATTAGATTCTATTATATCAGTAGATATTTTTGATTCATATTCCCAAAATTTATTTAAGTCAAATGTTTTAGGTTCACGTCCTAAATCTTTAATATTAAATTGACGAAACATACTTGGGTATGGTTCAATTTGATTTGGTGAAACTACTTTTCCTTTAACATTAATCATTTCTAACTTAACATCCCAATCTTTAGGGGCAACGTTGTCGTCATTAATAATGAGAATCTTGTCATACATTGCATTAAACACGCCTAAATTAGTAGCTCGACAAGTACCTACATTTTGTTCTAGATCGAGTATATCAACTAATCCCGCGTATTTTTCTAATACGTTTTTACTAATTTCATAATCACCATCTACAACTACTATAATTTGATTTTTACTTTGTTGTCCTGTGGTTAGTGATTCTAAACATAAATCCAATACTTCTGGATTATTGAATGTGGGTATAATTACTGATATCATATTGTTTTATAGTATTCTCCTAGTTGGAATTTTGTTTTAGTATTGATTGAACCATGTTCACTTGGTTTATAGTTTGAATAAGTCATAACTCTAAAATCTACACTTACTCTTGTTTTATTGGTTTCATTAATTTTATTACCATGAGTTAAATTACTTCCATCCCATTGAATAGTTTCTCCATAATTACAATTCATGGGTGCAAAATCATTTTTATCTTCTTCAGATTCAACCCAAATAGTATTTGTATCAAAGGCATCAGTGAATGGTAAAAAGAAATTATCTTCTTTTACATCTACAGCCCAATTAACATCTCTATAAAGTTTATCTTTATGGTATTCTCCAACAGCAATATTTTGAGGATATGCTATTCTAAATGTAGGAATAGCCTGATATACTATTTGTTCACCATATATTGGTTTTATTACTTCTAAAATAAATTTATCATATATTTTAGTGAATTCATCAGTTCGAGCCCAATCATAATATAATTTATGATATTTTGTACTTTGGTCTTTCTCTCTACTAAATACTTCTACACTTTCATTTAAATTAGATAAATCATTTATTCCAAATACTTGTTCTAATTTTTCTTTAAATGAAAATTGTTCTTTATTATAATTAATTTTTATCATTTATTTCTTTCCAATTAATAGTTGGTGACATTAATCCTTCCATACAGTGTGTTGATAAACCAGGTAATGGTGTTATAATAAATCTATTTTTTGATTCATTAAGGTAAAGCCATTTATGATGATCTCCTACAGGTACATTTTTACCCATATGTTCTTCTCCATCTTCATCCATTATTTTTTTAGTTGTAATATAACTACCGCAAGTACTAGGTACTGTTCTCCAATGACAAGTATCAGTAACAAATATTTTAGATACTAAATCATTATACATTGGTAAAAAATATTTATCATAATGGTCGTAAAGTGAGATGTAATTTAATCCTTTAAAGTTTTCAAATAAATTAACTATTTTATCTACCCAACCATCAACATGAAGATAATCATTTTCTAAGACATAAATTAAATCATTTTCATTTACTTTAGTTTCTAAAATTAAACTATAAATAGCTTTAGTAACTAATTCCATTGACCCACCTTTTATTTCATGAGTAATATATTTGTCTTTATATTTTGAAATCCAGTTATCTTCAACTTTACCATCCATTACTAAATGGAGTTCTACATCTTTATCTTTTATTGTATTTAAAAGATTTATAAAACATTTTTCATAATCAAACCATTGAGGTCTTGATTTATTATCAGTTTTTGTCACATTATAGTGACTATAAAATATATGTATTTTCATATGCTAGTTTGTTAATGGTTCAAATTTCATAGTGTGAATATCAACATTTGAAAATTTATTACATCTTGCTAATATATTATACTTAATAGGAAATAAATTTCTATCGGGTGTTTGTAATCTATCAATTTCAATAATATCAAAATCTTTTAATAATACTTTCCATCCAAACTCAGTAAATCTCCAACAATCTGGAACAGGCCCATGTATTCTCCAATTTAAAGGAGCAGAGAATAAAATATATCCTTCATGTTTAACTATTCTTCTTAATTCTTCTATCGCTGCAAATGGATTTACAGTGTGTTCTAATATTTCTAAACAAGTAATAACATCATATGTGGAATCCTTTATATGAGCATTATATTTTGTAATGTCACCTATAATATCTGGATTGTAATCAGATACTATATCTAAAGTTTCAATATCACACATATTAAAAGATATTTGGACTTCAGAACGTGTTTGAGGTCCTATTTCAAGTAATTTATTATTTAATACATTTCCATAGTTTTTTGCTGTTCTATTAATAAATGAATTAAGATGTTCTCTAGCTAATAAGAACGTGTTATTATCAAATTCTGATGGTTCAATCATATATTTTATTTTAATTTTTTTCTAAATAATGCTCCTCCAAGAAACTCATTTTCTTTTTTAGCAGTTGTGATAAAAAGTTCATTAAGATCTTCTCCTCCTAAACAACATGAAGTTACTCTTGAACAAGGCAATTCTATTTCATCTAATACTTTTCCAGTGTTAATATCCCATTTACAAACTCTTCCACCTTCCCATTCTGCTACCCAAATGTTTCCATCTAAATCAACACACATTCCATCTGGATATCCTATTCCATCAATTTCTATAATATGTTTTTCAAATAATATATCTCCGGTTTCTAAATTGTATTTATATTGAGCTACTTTATTTGTAGGAGTATCTATAAAATACATTTTATCTCCATTATGAGAAAATCCAATTCCGTTTGATATTAATAAGTCATTTAATAATACTTTAGATACTCCATTATGGAATGAAAATAATTTACCTTTTACAATTGATTCCTCAACAAAATAGTCTTTCTCACTTTTTGTACCTACAATAAATCTTCCAATTGGATCAAATCTTCCATCATTATAACGTAAGTTTATATCTGACTCAAATTGTGTCATATATGTTCTTTTTTTAGTTTTTGGATTTATATTAAAAATACCATTTTTTTCCGCTGATATAATGTCTCCACTCTTATTTAAGGCCATACATCCTACATTTCCATCAGTAACAAAAGATTGTACTTCTCCTGTATTAGGATTTATTTGATAAATAAGACCTTGTTCTATTGATACACAATATATTAGTTTATTATTTTTATCCCAGACAGGTCCTTCTAATAAACTTGATCCAGCGTGAAAAACTATTTCCATATTATAAGTTAATTTTATATTCTTCTAAAAGTTCTTGTATATTTGTTTTATTATAATGAGATACTTGAATTATTTTTTTCTCATCTACTCCATATTCTAATAATTTTGAAAATGTTTCATTAGAAATATCTTCATCAATTAATGCTATTAAAATATAATCATAATCAAATGACTTAATGTTATCAAATCCTACTATTGGTAGATTTAATTTTGAATAATATTCATACCATTCATCAATCCAACTTAAAACACTATATGTTTTATAAGTATTTATTTTCTTATACAAATGTTGACCAAATGTACCACCACCACAAATAATTAAATTATCTCCTGGTTTGATTTTATCAAAAGGATATAAATTTATTTCATCATTTGGTATTGGACCTTCAGTACTAACTGTTAATAAACTTAAAATATAATATTGGAGTTGAGGTAACATTATATCTAAAACTCCTCTATCAATAAAAATTTTCTTAAGACTTGTATAAATTGTTTCTATTTTAGAAATTTCAATTGCTTTTAAAGTTTTAATTAAAGAATCAGCACGTTGTCTATAATGATAGTATGGTTGTTCTAAAATAACTAATGTTTCAGCATCTAATAATGTAGGATAGAAACATAACGCATCTTCACCAATAGTTATACCTTCAGTCACTACTAATTGATTTTTTATTAATAATTCTCTTCTATATAATTTACCCCATGAATATGAAAATATTCCAAACTGTGAGAATTTTCCATTATATAACATTTTAGGATAAATTGTTGATATAAGTTTCTTTTTATCATAAAATCCAGATGGAAATGTATTTTTTAAAATTTCAATTCTACCTTCTAAATTTTCCATATGAGATGATATTACAACATCTGCATTAAATTTAATAACTTGTTCTATATAATGTTTAATTAAATCTTCTTCAATCCAATCATCACCATCAACATATAAAATGTATTCTCCTGTTGATAAATTAAGTCCTGTTTTACGAGAACTAACTAACCCACCATTAGTTTTATGGATCACTTTAATTCTATTATCTATAGAAGCATAGTTATCACACATTTCTTTACTTGTATCAGTTGAACCATCATTAACAAGAATTATTTCAATATTCTTATATGATTGGTTTATAATACTTTGAACACACTTATCTATAAATAATTCACTATTATAAATAGGAACTATTATACTTACTAACTTACTCATAACTTATTTTTTATTTAATTACATAAACCATCCACCAGTAATTCTAATATTAGAACCTGATACCATCATAGATTTATTAGATAATAGATATATTATTGCGGGAACAATATCATCAATTTTGTTCATTCGACCCATAGGAATTAATTCTGATGCTTTTAGTCTTAAATCTTCTTCTGATATTCCTTGACTTTCTCTTAATGTTAGTTCTCCTTCTGTTGGTGTCCATCCCATTGTAATGTAATTAGCACGTATGTTATAATTACCATAGTTTCTAGCTATATGATTTGTTAATGTGACAACAGCTCCTTTAGAACAAGCATATGAAACTCTATCAATTTCACCCGCATCAGAATGAGGTGATCCAGTAAATACTATTGATCCTCCTCCATTTTCTTTCATATATTTTATAGCGTACTTAGAACAAAATAAAGCACCTTTTAAATTTATATTAAATATTTCATCATGCATTTCTTCAGTACAATCTAATAATGACTGTATAGGTGTAATTCCAGCATAACTAAAAAATCCATCAACACGTCCTAATTTTTCATATGTAAATTTAAATAAATTTTCACAATCATGTACTTTAGTCATATCTGTTTTTATAAAATAAGCTTTACCATCATACTTTTCTAATTCAATTAAAAAGCTACCTGGTTCAACTATGTCACCAAAAACAACATTATATCCTATTTTTACAAGTTCAATTACTACTTGTTTAGCTACTCCTTTAGTGCCTCCTGCTATAACAAACGTTTCTTTATTCATATTTTTAATTAAGAATAAATCCATTAAGAAGTTGATTATTATTATTGTTATCAAATACTTTTATAGTATTTTGAATTTCAGTAATTTTATTATTTAAATCTTCTTTAGTTTTACAATGTAAATATATTCTAGCCATAACTTGAGCTTCAGTACCTGTAATTTCATCACTAATTATACTTCCTTCAAATAAACGTCTTGATATATGAAATATTGATGGATCATTTTTTAATACATCAAAACCTTGAATTTCATTAATTATACCTTTTTTTAGAAGAAACCATATTGTAGCTGAATAATTTTCATTATTAGCTTGTATTATATTATATTTATTATTTATATCCTCACCTAATGCTACATCAATTAAGAATGATTTTTGATCAAATCCACTTATTTTTTGAATATGGAGATTTGGTGCTTCACCTTGTAATCTAAAGCCTGGATCATAATAGTGGAAAATATCATTTTCAATAAATGCTGATATTGTAAGTATAGCATTTTTTAATCCTATATCTTTTAATAATTTTGATATTTTAGGATGTTCATTGTTTATATATTTATCTAATAAATTAGATGGATAAACGGCTCCTAAACAAACTTGGCTTGTTTTACCTTGTTCTCTAGTTGTGTACCTATCAGCTATAGCAGATAATATAGGATTACCATTTACAATTGTATAACTTATTATAACATCATTACAATCCATAAATTTTTCTAATAATATATAGTCACTACTTGTATTATTAAATGCTTTTTCAATCCCAATACTTAATTCTTGTTCATTATAAGCTACTGACATTCCTTTTCCTGAATTTCTATCAATTGGTTTAATAAAAATAGGATAAGTTAAGTCTTGTATATTAGTAATTAAATCTGTTTTATAGAAAGTAGTGGATGGAATATTTTTAATATCATGTTCTTTACATAGATTATTAAATTTACCTTTATTTGTAAGTACTTCACATTGATATTGATCACCATAACATGGTAATTCAAGTGCTTCACATACTTTTTGATAAGGTTCAATTAATCTATCTGCTACTCCAACTAAAACTCCATCAACTTTTTCTTGTTTGCAAAAATTTACTAATGAATCAACATCCATTCCATCAATATTGATCCCTCTATCCGCAAATTTCTTCGCGGGAGCATTAGGATCATTATCTGTGACTATAGTATATAGTCCCATAGATTTCGCTGTTTCAATAAGTGGTATAGTTTCAGGATTAGATCCTAGAATTAGTAGTTTTTTCATATGAGGTAAATATAACATTCATTATTATGGAAGCCAAATTTACCTATTTGCTTTTGTATATATTTCAAATTTAGATAAATCTGGATATGGTAATTCTAAATCTTCATTATGTTTTGGATTACCTTCACCATTATAGAATTGGTTCATTAATAATAAACCTCTTGCTGATAATTCAGGCATCATATAAAAATTCCATCCTAACATATCTAAATTATCATCATGATATGAACATTCTCTTCTACCGCTGTATCTAGCGCGTTTAAACCATAAATATGCTTCATAATTATCAGTTAATATAGCACCACCTTTACTTAATTTAAAGTGCTTATATGGACCAGTAAATGAAATACACATGTGTGTTCCTGGTTTATACATTTCAGAAGTAAAACATAAAGCTGAATCCCATACATTAGTTGGTTCTAATTGATAAGCTCCTTTTAATTTTTTACCTTTAACAGGTTTAAATTTAACTTTAGCACCTGCGTGAATAATTTCACATGGAACTGATGGATATGTTCTAGCAGGAATTGTAATTTCCATGTCTTTAACTTTTTCAAACATTAATGCTAAAAATAAAGCATTACTTTGATTATCTAAAGCTACTACATAAGGAGCACCTGTATATTCTCCTAATCTTCTTTCAAATTCATCTGTTATATCGTATACATTTTTCATTTGTAAAATTCATTTAAATATTCATGTAAACATACTTTCCAATTTCTCATATAATTTTTTCCTAAATCATTTAAAGATTTATTTATTAATTTTTCTGAGTATGGACGTGGAGCGAAATATTCTGTTTTAAAATAATCACTATCCACTTTATTAATTGTTAGTCCTAAATTAAGATATTCATTAATAGCAACCGCTGTCTCATATCTACTTGCTTCACCTTCACTTACCATATTATATAACCCATAAGGTAATTCTTCTTCAATATGTCTTAAAATTGATGAAGCAAAATCTTTAGTATAAGTAGGAACACCTAATTTATCATCAACTACAAATAATTCTTTAGTTCCTGATTCTACTTGTTTCATAATTTTATTTATGAACTTTTTATCTTTATCAGGTCCACCTCCCATCATCCATCCTGCTCTGAATATCCAGTATTTAGGGTAGTTTTGGTTTAATAAAAGTTGTTCTGTAAAATATTTACTTTTACCATAAGTACTTAATGGAAATGGTTGATCTTCTTCAGTATAAAATTCTTTATCATTACCAAATATTCCTGCTGTACTAATAAAAACATAAGGTATATTTAAATCCTTAGCTAAATTAAATAAATGAATAGCAGCTATAGTATTTGTTGAATAACAATCATCTTGTTCTTTTTCACAATATTCTAAATCTACTAAAGCAGCAAAATTCAAAATAATATCTGGTTTATAATTATTTATTAAGTCAGTTGTATATTTTAAATCTCTAATATCACACCAACTAATATTTTCTGAAGTATCTTTATCTGTTAGTAAAAAATCTTTAGTATCAACAAGATTTTGTAATGTTGTACCTAACATTCCATTTGCTCCAGCTATAAATACTTTAGTATATTTTGTATTTTTCATGTTGTTAATATAACTATCTTAAATTGATTGACCAAATTTTATTAATTCACTTCTTAAATTATTATTGGCTATTTGTTTAAATTCTTCTTGTTTATCTATTAATGATAAGTAACTTTTATATGGACTAAATCTGAATAAATGATCTTCAATTATAATTTCATTTTCTAAAACATACTGATTTACATCAATTCCTTTTTGTTTCATCATTTCTGAACAATACATAATATATGTATCTTCTAAACCATAATGACCTAATGATTCAGGAATTGTTATTTTTTTAGCTAATGGAGTACTTATAATAGTTGCCCATCCACCACCAAATTTAAATCCATCAATTGGACTCACAGTGACATTTCCTAATGATTTATTATGTTTGTATGGATCTCTACTTTGAAAATGAATACCATCATTTTTATATTGATCATTAACTATAACATTCCAACTATCATCCCACATTGGGGTTGTTTGAGGTGTTAAAATAAAGTATGGTTGATCTTTTTTTAATACATTAACAGCATTAGTTATATAATAAAGTAAATTATTACTAAAAAATATATCAGTGTCTAATATTAATAAAGCATCTGCTTCTGTTTCTTTAAATGCTTTTCTACGATGTGAAACACATCCTTGAATACTATCATCTGTATTCACTTCAAACTTAGTTTTAGCCCAAGTTTTAGTAAGTTCTTCTAATTGATTAAACTTTTCAATAAAAAAGGCTTTGCGAATATTAGATGTTTGCCAATACACTAAATTAGTGTTTAAAACAACGTCTACTAGTATTTCGTCGCTTTCATTTAATTGACTAGCATTATGTTTTAAATCAATTAAAATACGTTCTAACTGGTCGATTTCGTGGGGTAATGTATGTATAACTATTTGGAGCATAAACCGCTTAATGTAAAAATTTCTGTTATTTTATCTATAATACTTTGTTCGTAACTAATATAATTAAGAGCTAATTGGTAATTATTTTCAATACTTTCTTTTTTTAGTTCATATATTTTAGGAGTAAGATATCTTGTTAAATGTATTAAATCATCAACATTCTCAAATTTAAATAAACCTGACTCATCAAAATGATCCTTAATATTTGAACATCCCCAATATATAGGAATAGTTTTCATTAAGAAACAATCTAATATTTTTTCACTAAAGTATCCTCTATGTGAAAAATTTTCAATTACTACTCCAAACATTGAGTTTCCAAATACTGTTTCTTTACCTATACGAGCATCATCTTCATTATGTCTATCACCTATTGTTTTATAAAAATTGGTAGGCATTTTAAATTCTTTTTCCCTATCTAAAATTTCATGACGTAATTGATGACCATAAGATTTTAATAATGTTCCACATAAGTGAGCTAATTCAAATTTTTTCTCATGTTCTTTTTCATATTGATCTGGTTTAAACCAAGTTTGACCAAAGGAAAAATATGTTGAGTTAAGTAAAGTATTTAATAATTTATCATTCCAAGTCAATATGACTGAGAATAAATCTTTATTTGTAATAGTCCATTCATGTAAACCAAAATATTCATTTGGTTCTGCTAAAACCATTATATTGATTTCTGAAAGATCATCTTGGTGTTTAGGAATATCATCTACAAATAAAGAAAAATTGATATGGTTTAAATGTTCAAGTTTTTGTTTGAACACATCTGGATTAAAAAACTTAGAAAATACTTTCATCTATTAATCAGTAAAATATATCCAACAACCTTCGGTTTCATAAATTATTTTGTCTTCAAAAAACTCATGTACTGCTTTTTTTACATCATCACACCAAGTATAATCATGTCCTGCTATTACTCCACCTTTTTTAAGTTTTGGAAACCAAGCATTAATATCTTTTTTAACACTCTCATAATCATGAGCAGCATCAATAAAAATAAAATCTAAACTTTCATCTGTATAATAATTTGCTCCATCCCAAGATAAAGCTTTAACAGGCTTTATTTGATGTTTAACAGGTTCAATATTATTTAAAAATGTTTCATATAAATTTTCAAATTGATCTTCAGGTATTTCTGTTTGTGAGGGAACAAAATCCCAAGTATCAACACAGTCAAACTTAATATTTTTTCCTGAATTAATAATTTCTACTGCCATATAAGCAGCACTCATTCCTTTCCAAGTACCAACCTCAACAAAATGAGAATTGGTTGGAAATTTATCTACAATCATTGAATATAATCCAGGATATGTAAACCAATTTTCACCTAATGTTTTATAAAAATGTTCCATGTTATTTTGTCGCTGCTATATTTAAACTCATTAATATTCCGTTTTCTTTATCCATGTGAGGTAAATATGATTTACTAAAATCGTCTCCTAGATAGTCTTCAGTATTCCATTCTGATATTGTTGTATAACCCATAGCTCTTAAATCATTAGATAAAGTATGGTAATCAAAAGTAATGTAATGATAGTTTTCATCATAATCTTGACCACCATAAAGTAATCCAATTAATGATTTTAAATCACCAGTCTTATTATAATAAGTACAAATCGCACTAAAATTAGGAATTGCTAAACGTAATGTACCTCCTGGTTTTAAAATTTCTAACCAACGTTTAAGTACTTCTTTATACTCCCATCTTCCAAAATGTTCTAATACATGACAAGCATATATTTCATCTACTGAATTTTCTTTATAATTTCGTAAAAAACGAATATTATTAACTTCATCTACTCCAGGTAAATATCTAATATCAATATTAGTATAACCTTCTAAATGTTTTGTTCCGCAACCTAAATGCAATTTTATCATATTGTCTCGTAAAATTTATTTTGTTTTTCTTGTTTTGTAATTGATTTATGATGGTATAAACAAAAATCTTCATCTTCATAAGGTAAAGTAGCTACATTCATGTACCCATCTAATATTTCATGAACTTTATTTTTCCACTTAATCCCTTTATTTAATTTAAGTATTCTCATTTGTGGATCAGGAAAGTTTATTCTGTTCTTTTCATCTACTTTCCATCCCCATTGATCAATATGTTGTTGAGTAAGTCCTTCTACTATATTAACTCTAGGAACATAATAACAATCAACATCTAAATTCATTTCAAGTACTTTTTTAATATTTTCAATCAAAAATGGATTTGGAATTTCATCAGCATCTATTTGAAATAAGTAATCACCTGTAGCCCATGTTAATAATTGATTTTTAAAAGTAGCAAAATCTCCATTTAAACGAGAATCTATTACTATTAACTGTTCATTATATATTTTTTTACAATTATTAAGTAATCTTGATATATCTGAATTGGTTTTATCTAAGTCTCGTAAAACTATAATTTCATCATTCTCATTGATGAGAGGACGCATATGGATCAATAATTGTTCTAATTCGTCTCTCTCATCACAAACTGTTATTCCGTAACTTATTTTCATCCTTTAAGTATTGTTTTTCCATTATTAGTAAAATCATAAGTTACAGTAGTGCTATTTCCAGTTCCTGTTCCTGTTCCACAATATGTTTCATATGGATATTTTGGTGGATATATATATGGATTTACGGTTGGTGTTGGTGGATTGAAATCAATAATTTTTTTACCTACTTGAGATAATTTTTGTTTAATTGTTACTAATCCTGGAGATAAAGTAGTTACTTCTAATCCTTTACCTTGAGGTAGATTGTTTTCTAACCCATCTAAATAGCCCTCAAGCCATTGTATAAATTCTTCTGGTCTCATATTATTAATATAACATTATTCTGGTAAAAGGCCAAGGTAAGTTAAAGCTTCTATAAACTCTTTTTCTTCAAAGAACTTTTGAGTTGTCATATCCATTCTCCACTTAGGAGAAGTACCGTCTTTAAGTTTATATTTATCTTTTTCTGACTCAAGTACTAATGTTGCTTTAACAGCTGCCCATTTCCAATTTGAGGCACTATTACCACTAGCAAACACCATTCCTTTATCAGGGATATTTACAGTTGAAGGCATCCATATTTTTCCTTCTTCATCTTCCACCATTAAGGCTTTATATAAATCAGGAAGTACTTCCATTTGTTCTTTTAAAAACTCACTATCTGGTTTTATTATTGAGTTAGATATAAAACCACATCCATAACACCAGAAATTTTTTATTCCTGGTGATACTTCTACCGCGTAACAGGCATTGCCTCCACAACGTGAACATTCTATTAATTCGTCCATATTATATTTTAGTTAATTTTGGTAATTCTATTTTCTTTAATTGAGGTAAAATTAAAGGTATTGCTTTTGGAAATGTAGGAATATATTGGGTCAATAGTGAATCAGCTTTTTCCTTCATTTTATCCCAATTAAATTCAGTTTTACTTTTATATGCTTGACGTTTTGCTCCATCAGTATAATTTTTATAGTTTTCAAATACGTCTTTTAAATAATGACCTATTTCTCCAGCATTTGGAGTAAACCATTGTGATTCTCGTATTAAGAACTGATTTACAGCACTTGGATGAACATTTTTAAGTTCTCCGTTTATTAAACTACAAAACTCTTTATTTAAAAAATCCATATGTCCACTCCATGCTGTTGTTATAAGTGGTTTTTTCATTAAACTAAATTCAAGTAATGGTCTTCCAAATCCTTCACCTTTAGTTAAATTAACCATAGCTTTTACTTTTGGATGATTATAAATTTGATTTATTTCCTCATCAGTGAAATCACTATGTAAAAGATAAATATTAGGTAAATTAGTTGATTCAACTGTTTCTCTTATTTGTTGAATTTTATTTAATATATCTTCTCTATCAGTATATGATGATACAGCACCTGATGTTTTTAGTATTAATGCTGGTTTTTTGGTTTTGTTTTTGAATGTTTCAAAAAATGCTTTAATTAATAAAGCTGTATTTTTTCTATCTTCACCAATATCACCTTGAACCCAATGTCCTAAATATAAGTAAGCGAAATCTTCTTTAATACTATCTAATGCTTTAGATAAATCAGTTTCAGGAATGGTTTCTAGTACTTTATATAAATCAATATTAGCTCCTTCAAATAATACTTCAACTGGTTTTTCTAATTGAATAGTACCTTCAACTTGATTAGTTTGTTTATTACGTCTTTCAAATTTACTAGTTTCAAATACTTGTTTTGAATGATTAGAAGAAACTATAGTTAAATTCATTCTATTAACTCCTTCAATCCAATCTGGTGGGCATATAGTAGTTTCAACACCCGCTGTAAAACCAATGTTATACTTACCTATAGGTGTGAATTCATTAGGTACTGTGATTTGTGCCCATATATCAGGTTGTTTAGGTAATTGAGGTGCATTTAACCTATATTGATATAAAAATCCCCATTCAGGATTATCTTTACAAAATCCCCAAGCACAATCACCCCAACGTTGTGGTAGTAATTGAACTTCATACTTATCTAAAGCGATAATTGCTTTTATTAAATCTCGACTACGTGCTCCATACCCTGAATAGGTGTCAAATGGAGAACTTATTATAAATAACGGTTTACTCATTTTAGTAAATTAATTTATGGTTTAAAACTCTTTTTTTAACTTCGTTTGTGTTTATTAATTCAAATTTTTCTCTTGGTTTCCAAGTTGAAAATAATCCATCTATAGCATCAATAACTCTATTAGACATTTTTTCACTAGTAAATCCAGCTTCATCACTTATCGCCCATTCTCTACCTGATAATCCTCTTTCTACTCTTTCACTAATTGGCATCCAATATAATTCTGAAATACATTCTGCAGCATCTTCTGGTCTGCATCTATCATCAAAAATATAAGGTGTTGGAGGTGAACCCATGATTGAAATGTTACTTGGAAATACTGGAAATGCCCATTTACCATGTTTTTTATAAGTACCTCTATGATTAGAAGGAATGTTTTCATCAAAATCAATCCATTCACCTTTATCATTTTCAAATCTCATTTGATCTTGCATTCCACCTGTTACATTAGCTATAATAGGTAATCCAGCTAATAATGCTTCTGTTAAACTTAATCCCCATCCTTCATTTGATGTTAATAAAATTTGAGCATCAGATAAATTATAAAGAAAATTCATTTGTTGTGGATTTAATTTACCAGTTGAAAATATGATATTGTCTTCATATCCTTCAAAAAATAATTCTTTAATTGCTCTTAAATCAGTACCATGTTCACTTACTAATTCAGTATGTAATACTAAAGCACATTTTTGAGCTTTTTCTTTAGGTAATGTATCTAAAAACAATCTAAACGCCATCATAGTATCAGGTATTTGTTTACGGCGAATATTTCTTGAGTTAAAGAATAATGTAAAATCATATTCTTTATTTTTTAATATAGTCTTTTTAAATGTTAAAAATTCTTTCCATTCAGTATCATTCTCAGTTAGTGGTTTAAATGTTTTTTCATTTAATCCATGAGGTACATACTTAAGAATTCTGTTTTTTGCTTTATCACCTAAAACTAATCTATTAATGTTTACAGTTTGTTTTGAAATACCTAATAGTAAATCACAAGCTTCATAATATGGTTTATTATAGTGTGGTGCTGGTAAATCGTCCCAAATATTTAAATATACAATAGGAGTTGTTTTTCTAATTTCATTTTCAATACTAAATAACCAAGCGAAATACCTTGGATCAGTAATTAAAAATATAGCGTCTGGTTTTTCTATTTCTAACATTTGACGTAAAAATGAAGAATCACCGTATCCATTAACAGGATAAATTACAACAGATGAATCTGTTATTCCAGCGTGAATGTTTGTATCTGCGGATAAATCTAAACGTTTACCCATTTCAGGATGTTCAATTGCTCCTCCAACATTAACCCAGTTAAAGTGATGACATGAATTTACAACTAATTCTCTTGCAACTGTTGCTACTCCTGAGTGGACTCTAATGTCATCACAAATAAGTAGAATTTTTTTCCTGTCTTTTTGAGGAACGTAACCTAATTTGTCTTTCATAAATTTTATTCTATTTCTTTTATTTGATGATTGTGAATTTGTTTTCTAAATGTTTCATCTGTTAAGTACAAATGAATTGATCTATCCGTTAGTTTTTGTAATGAAAACTTATATCTGATGCAACTTATCTTAAATTGGTCAAATAACTCAGGATGAACTTTTACTGATGTTAATGTTTGATCTTTTGATGACATAATATATTTTAATATAAATATATACAAATATATCTAAGATGCATTTTGATCGCAGAGATCTTTCCTATTCTTAAAAACACAGTAGTTACAATTATATTTTGATGGTGTTTTAATGTAATCCATTTCTTTAATTGTTCCATCAGTATTAAAAACAGTCTCAATAAAACTAGTTAAACTAGTCATTGCTCGTTTTGTTTTTATTTTACCTGATGGAGGTACAAATAGTTGGATTCGTTTTGTTGGAAAGTCTGATCCTTCAAATATTTTACGCTTAACAATAAAAAATTCAATTTCAACGTTATCTGGATCTAAACCAAACTGTCTACTAAGTAATTCTTTATATAATATTAATTGGAATTGTTTTTGTTCATCTTTCTTTTCCTTAGCACCCCATCCTCTAGTCGATGTTTTAATGTCGATTATCTTGACAGTATTTGTAGGTTCGTGATATAACACGAGATCCAAATAACCCTTGTATAATACGTTTTTAAACCGGCTATCTAACGGTAATACTAATGGGATCTCACATCCAATTAATGACCAATCTCGTTTTGAGAAATAATCAGATTTATGTTTTTTAAACCAACTAATCATTGCTAATCCATCATCATGAAATTCTCTTAATTCTTCAGGTGATGAAAAATGAGAATTATTATTTTGTTTATAGTTGGATTGATATTGTTCAATAAATTTTTCTTTAAAGTATTCCTCAATATCTAATTCATCAGCTTGAGCACCATTTATTTCAAACATTGTAGTTAAATAATGTTGTAATGTTTCATGTATTGCTGT